TACTGGTGCTATACTGATAAAAAATGTAAAAAAATTCCTCTAGGTTATCATGTAGGACGTAGAGGATATCTTGAACATGATGAGGATGATGAAAATGGACAGAATGGAAAACCATCTAATGGGTCTTCTAATGGCAGCAGTAATGGCAACGGTGGCGGTGGTAACGGTTCAAATGGTGGAAATGGTGGAGGAGAATAATGACATCAGTAGGATCAGCATTAGCGAATCAAATAAAGAATAGAAACTTTCTTGCTCCAGTAGGGTTTAAATTTTCCCTATCAAAGTACCCTAAGGTTTCATTTTTTTCTAATACTGCCAGAATTCCTGACATTAGTTTAGGAACCGCAATAGAATCAACATACTTAAAGGATATTGATATTCCAGGTGAAAAATTAACCTATGGTGAATTAAATATAAGATTCTTAGTTGATGAGAATCTTAAAAATTATATGGCAGTTCATAATTGGTTAACTGGTCTTGGTTTTCCTGATTCTCCACAACAGTTTATAAATCAAACTAAAAATCAAGATGGAATAGAAGATAAAAAGGAACAATATAGTGATGGTGCACTTCATATTCTAAACAGCAATTATAATGATATTGCTGTTGTAAAATTCAAAGATTTATTTCCAGTATACTTGACATCTTTGGAATTTGATGCTACAGAGAGTGATGTAAATTACTTTACAGCAGACATAACTTTCAAGTATACTATCTACGATATATTAAGTCCAACTGGCAGACCTTTATGAATCTTGATAAAATTCAGGAGATGTGGGAGCGTGATGCTGTCATTGATCCTGATAATCTACATGATGAATCACTAAAAATTCCTCAATTACATTCCAAGTATTATACTGTTTATAATACTGTTACTCTTTTGCGTGAGAAAGCAAGAGATTCTTATAACAGAGTAAAGTTAGAAAGATATAACTTCTACACAGGAAAGGCACCAGCAGAAGTTTATGCCGAAGAACCATTTCCGTATAAGGTTAGAGAAAAAGACGCAATACAGAGGCATCTGGATGCTGATGAGAAATTAACAAAGTTAGATCTTAAGATAAGATATTATGATGCTACATTAAAATTTTTAGAAGAGATAATTAAAAACGTTTCAAATAGAACATTCCAGATTAAAAATGCAATAGAATGGAATAGATTTCAAGCAGGTATGTAGCTTGACAATGGTTACTAAATATTTCCAAATGAACATTATGTTATGTCACATTTGGTTATATCAAAGAAAAATGAAGTATATCTTCATGTAGATGCAGAGATACATATTTACTATGAATTAGCAGACCAGTTCACTTTTGATGTACCTGGTGCAAGTTTTTCTCCCGCTTACAAAAAGAAATTTTGGGATGGTAAGATAAGATTATTCAGCACTCAGACAGGTGACATATATGTTGGATTATTAGATAGAGTTATACAGTTTTGTAAAGATCACGGATATACATACGAATTTAAAGACAATAAACATTATGGAACTCCTTTTGAGGTAAATCCAAATATCTCAAAGGAAGGTGTAAAAGATTATATGACTGCTATCTCACGGTACGCTCCCAGAGAGTATCAGATAGATGGAGTATACGACGCTCTAAGGCATAATAGAAAGCTGTTGATATCCCCAACTGCCTCAGGAAAGTCTCTGATGATATATTCGATTGTGAGATATTTTGTTGAGAACAAGAAAAATACTCTGATAGTCGTGCCGACGACTTCCCTAGTAGAGCAGATGTATAAAGACTTCGCAGATTACGGGTGGGATGTTGGTTCATTTTGCCACAAGATATACGCAGGTAAAGAAAGAGAGACAAACTCTCAAGTCATTATTACTACTTGGCAATCAATCTACAAACTCCCCAGAAAGTATTTTGAGAGATTCTCTGTTGTGGTTGGGGATGAAGCTCACCAATTTAAATCAAAGTCACTTATATCTATAATGACTAAACTTGCTGATGCTAAGTATCGTTACGGATTTACAGGAACTCTTGATGGAACTCAAACACATAAATGGGTTCTTGAGGGATTGTTTGGACCTTCCTATAAGATCATTAAAACTGACGAGTTAATGAAGAAAGGGCATTTGGCTAAACTGGATATCAATGTACTTCTATTGAAACACCCACCGAATAAATTTGAGAATTTTGAAGAAGAAGTTCAATATATTATCGGACATGAACGTAGAAATAAGTTTATTAAAAATCTTGCTCTTGATTTAAAAGGAAATACTTTAATTTTATTTGCTCGAGTAGAAAAACATGGTTTACCTCTATATGAATTAATAAATAGTAATAACATTATTGAAAATCGTAATGTCTTTTTTATTCATGGTGGAGTGGACACCGAAGACAGAGAGAAGGTTCGAGAAATCACTGAGCAAGAGAATAATGCTATTATCGTTGCCTCTTACGGAACCTTTTCTACCGGGATTAATATCAAAAATCTACACAATGTAATTTTTGCATCACCTTCTAAATCAAGAATAAGAAATCTTCAATCAATCGGGAGAGTACTTAGAAAAGGCAATAAAAAAACTAGTGCCACTTTATATGATATTGCTGATGATATTAGTTATAAGTCTAGACGAAATTATACATTAAATCACTTAATCGAAAGAATCAAAGTCTATAATGAAGAAAATTTCAATTATGACATAGTAAACATACCACTTAAAAACTGATGGGAGAAGAATTTTATAGCATAATAAAATTAATGTCAGGAGAAGAAGTATTTTCTTTGATATCTGTTGATGAAAATAATGGAGCTCCTGTAATTGTTCTCCAAAATCCATTAATAATGAAAATGATGGAATCACCTAAAGGTAGTTTTATTAAAGTTAGAAAATGGATAGAATTATCTGAAGAAGATATGTATGTTATAAGTTATGATAAAATATTAACTCTTACTGAATGTAAAGATAATAAACTTATTTCAATTTATAATAATTATATTTCAGAAGAAGATGATATAGGTGATGTTTATAAAGCAAGTGGTAAAGTAAAAATTACAGATCAAATGGGATATATTTCTAATGTAGAAGATGCTCGTAAAAAATTTGAAGTATTATATAAGATAAATCAAAAACCTAAAGAATCTTAAATATATCTCTTCCGAACCTCCACAAAGGTTATTCTATTGATATTTGACAATCTTGTCAAGCCCCAAAAGTATGCTATAATATAATCAAACTATAAAGACGGGAAAATTATGTTATGCCTAAAAAGAAATCCGAACACTATGTAAATAATAAACAACTGTTAGAAGCACTTATTGTTTATAGAGAAAAAGTAGCACATGCAAAAGAAAATGATTTACCAAAACCAAGGATTACAAACTACCTTGGAGAGTGTTTTTTAAAGATTGCAACCCATTTATCATACAAACCTAATTTTGTAAATTATATGTTTAGGGATGATATGATATCTGATGGTATAGAGAATTGTGTTCAGTATATTCATAATTTTGATCCAGAGAAGTCTAGGAATCCATTTGCATACTTTACTCAAATTATTCATTATGCTTTCCTCAGAAGGATACAAAAGGAAAAGAAACAATTAGATATTAAAACAAAGATAATTGAGAGAACTGGATTTGATGAAGTTATGATGGTTGATGATACTGCTTTATCTGGTTCAAGTTCTGAATATAATACTATTAAAGATAATATTGTTTATAAGCAAAATAGATGAGAGTTGCAATAATAACAGACACTCACTATGGTGCTAGAAAGGGATCAAAATTTCTTCATGACTATTTTGAATTATTTTATCGTGATGTTTTCTTTCCGTCTTTAGAAGAGCATAAGATAGATACTGTCATCCATATGGGTGATATATTTGATAGTCGTAAGGCAATAGATTTAAAAAGTCTTGAATGGTCTAAGAGAGTTGTATTTGAACCTCTTAAAAAATATAAAGTTCATGCAATTATTGGCAATCATGATTGCTATTACAAAGATACTAATAATGTAAATTCACCAGAACTGTTATTACAGAACTATCCTAATATAAACTTATATTCAAAGGCAACTGAGATTAAGGTTGGTAAAGCAAAAATATTGATGCTTCCTTGGATTAATTCTGAGAACTTTGATGAGACAAAACAGTTGATAGATAAAACCAAAGCAAAGGTTGTTATGGGACATCTTGAGATAAATGGATTCAAAGCAACTCGTGGACATTTAATGGAAACGGGAATGGATGTTAAGACTTTCAATAAATTTGAGAAAGTTTATTCAGGACATTTTCATACTCGTTCTAATGATGGAAAGATATATTATTTGGGTAATCCATATGAGATGTTCTGGAATGATGTAAATGATCCTAGAGGATTTACTATTTTTGATACAGAGACTTTAGAGCATACTCCAATTAACAATCCATATAAATTATTTTATAACGTTTATTATGATGATACCAATTATAAGTTGTTCAATACCTCTGTGTATAAGAATAAAATTGTAAAGGTAATTGTTCGTCAAAAATCTAAACCAAAAGAGTTTGAGAAATTCATTGATAAACTTTATGCATCAGGTGTACAAGATTTAAAAATAATTGAAAATTTTGATATTCAAGAAAGTGAAGATTTTGAAATAGATGAAGATGAAAATACATTATCAATATTGAATCGATATATTGATGAATCGGAGTTTGATTTAGATAAGAACATTATCAAAGGTATCTTTAAGGATCTTTATAGACAAGCCTGCGAGGTAGAGTAGATGTTTCTTCTTACACTTAAAGAAAAACGAGATGAAGGTGCTTATGCTGTTGAAGATCAGTTTGGTGAAAAAGTCTTATTTCTTTTTGAGCAAGAAGATGATGCTGTTAGATATGCGATGATGATGCATGATTTTGATGATTCTAAAAAAGATTCTTGTAATATAGATGTTATAGAGGTTGATGGAGAGCTTGCAATAAGGACGTGTAAGTTGTATAATTACAAATACGCAGTGATTACACCTAATGATTTTGTGATACCACCTAATAATGATAACATTTCAAAAAATTAAATGGAAGAATTTTCTTTCTACAGGTAATCAGTGGACGGAGATAAATTTTCAAAAACATAACACTAACCTAGTAGTAGGAACAAACGGTGCTGGAAAATCCACCAT